ATAGCCTGAGCAGATTTAACCTGTGTATCAAAGCCACCCATAAGTGCTTGAACACCTTGACCAGTAATAATGGAAGCATCAATGTTTCCAGTACGTCCCTCTGGGTAACGTGTTCCTGTTCGTAGTTCCTGCTGTAACAAAGCCTGCTCAGTAAATGCGCCAGGTGGAATGTTAAGGTCTACGCGTCTTACACCTGCTGGGTTTGCTGTGCGAATAATTGCATCGCCACCCAGTTCAAGTTCTGTTACATCTGTTGGTAGAACAATTGGAGCCTGTACTGACTTTTCTGCTGCTTCCATCGCAAGTAATGCGAACCTGTTACGAAGCAACTGAATACCCAATACATCATCAAACTGTCCACGCATCTCACCATCAACTGATGGACGCTTAGCAACAACAACCATCATCTTACCAAGCGGGTTAGCCGCCTTAGATAAAACTAAATTGTTTTTTTCTGGAACAAACAACAGAGATTGTTGTGCATCGTAGTAACGAATTATCTCTAGTTGTGCGTTAAGGTCTCCCTTGTACATTTCTGGACCAAGGAGTTCTCTTGCATACTCAGGGAACTCTGAAGCGAGTTCTCCAATGCTCAAGTAATAACGCTTAGCAAAGGCAATACAGCGTCCGTAGCGGTCAAATTCTGGGTAAGCCCCTATTGGATTTTCTACGCGAATACGCGGTAGCCCTGCTTCTTCGTCTAATTCAATAATGAAAGGGACGAAACCAAATGTAATGTACATGTCTGCGCCTGTGTACATCTGTACTTGCAAATCAGAGTTTGCAAAATAATTATTAGCAATACGAGTACGTGTGTCCGCAAACTTACGAGCACGGTCGTTTGCTTGATTAGCAGCAGAACAATTAACAGATGGCAATGGAGCCATTACTTCTGATAAGTCACGGGCTACAATGTCAATAAAGTTAGCAACTACGTTAGCGTCAACACCCTGTGGAAAAAAGTCTGGGTAAACACTTGCTATCTGTCCTTTACGGACAGCAAGAACATCTTGTTGGCGTGCATCACGCTCTGCAGCACGGTCTTTAAGTGATGCAACCCGTGCAGAAATTTGTTCTATAGAAAGCATTATTGTCCTAACGGTTGGTTAAAAAATTATTTACGCTTTGTGCCTGGTTTTGCTGCAGTCTTGCGTGGAGCAGAATTAATTTTAATTGTTGATGCAGGTTTTCTAAGAGCAACGTTAAAAGCATTTGCTGGTTCAGCAACAGGCGTAGCACGCTTAGGTAAGTTTTTAATTTGAATTGATGCTTTACGAGAAGTGCCTTCTCCGCTTTTCATTTCTTTCATCATTAACTTAGCAGTACTTGGTGGATTAGGTTTGTTTTTAGCAGCAGGCTTTACCTTAACATTAGACTTAGGGTTAGTAAGTGGCTTTTTCTTAGCAGCCTCTTTAACTAACTTTTTAGTTGCTGCCTTTTTAATAGCAGCACGCGCTGCTGCTCCTATTGCTAGTCCTACTAATGGTGCTACCATAATTATTTACCCTTACTTTTTTTTACTGGAACTTTTGAAGTAGTTAATTTATTAGGATTGCCAACCAATTTTTTAGTTGGATACTTTGTAACAGAAGCACGCTTTGAATATCCTTTAGCCTCAAGTTCTGCGCGGTGTGCATTATCACGAACATTACGAGCAGTTCCTTTAACTTTAGCACCACTCATATATTCACGCATATTGCCACTTTTAGTACCTAAGTTAACAGCACCAGCGCCTTCAGATTTATATTTATTAGCCTTTATTGTTGCCTTCATTTTGCCAGTTGAAATATTTTTAGGTCCACCTTTAGGAGCCTTAATTGCTTTGCTTGCCATTTTACCAACGGCTGCTTTTTTAACAGCATTAGATGCAACCTTCTTTGCAACAGCACGGGCCGCTACTCCCGCTGCTAACCCTACTAGTGGTAGTACCATAGTTATTCCTTATCCGTATTGTTGTTGCCACATTTCAGTGGCTGCCTCATCTAAGTTTATAGATGTGCGTTTATGCTGTTGCGCTCTTGTGGCCCAACGGTTTGATGCGTATCTAGATATGTTACTGTTCTGTTGCATAAACTCACGGGCACGGATAACCGCAAACCATAAAGCCATAACAGTATCTGTCTTACCTCTGGTATCAGGCTTCCAAGTAATTAACTGTTGCACTAACGCCTTCATACCTTCTGAGTTTTCAGTACTAGGTAATTCTATAATGTTGTTCTTTTGGAACTTACCTTCGCGAGTAGTGCCAAAGAGCGTTGACATTGATGCCACACCGAAGTTTGTGTCCCATTTGTTCTTGCCTGTAAAGTGAGAATTAAGCCGTACGCCGTGTGAAGAGAGCCATGTTCGTAGTTCTTCATCAAGGGAGTAGGCTTTTTGGTGGGCGTTGATTTCAACGCGGAACTCTTGCGGTCTGTACCGAAGCGTAAAATCTTCAATGGCTTGCCTAATCTTTTGTGGCGTAGGGTCTGGCATGTTCAAACATTCTAGAACATAAATCTTTCCATCGGTCCTGTTATAGGTGATAGCCACAAATGCAGCGTTACCCGCCATAGCGGGGTCAAAGCCAACAATAGTGTAACCCTCAACCTGAGGTGGATGTCCCGTTGCACCTGGCTTTAATGGACCACGCTTTCGCATACCATTGATAGAACCTTGCACCAGTTCAGGTGGAAAGATGGAGTCTTCAGTTACATCTTCTTGTTGATAAACAAGTGCCCATGTTGCTGGGGTTACTTCGCTTCTACGCTTGAAAAGCGTTTCGCCATCCCACTTAGGGTATAACCCTTCTTCATCAGGTGGGGTATCTTCATCCCCGTCCCAGGGTGTATCACTTGCAGGCCAGAGGGTTGTCCAGTCTTCTGGCTTATCGCTATAGTCAAGAACTGCTGGCATACCCATGTATGTAAAAGGTGACTTGCCACCAGACCAATGCTTAGGGTCGCGGAGTTCTTTATAAAAATCAGATGGGGCGATACGGGTTCCTACCACCAGTAACTTACCGTTCTTGCCCAGACGGGTAATAACTTCCTTTTGCAGCCAGTTAATCTGCTTCTCATGCTCGTGAGCGTTAGAGGTAGTTATACAGTCATCTAGGATAATCAGGTCGGCACGTGCGCCGTAAATCTGCCCACCCATACCCAGTGCCTGAATCGTTGGGTCTTTTTCACTTGAGTTTCTCGCATCACTCCCAAGGTAGACCGTGTCAACTCGCCAAGTATCTGAGTCCTCTTTCCAGCCCCCTTCTGGTCCAAAAGTTGTTTGCAACTTTAGCCAGCGCGGGTGGGATAATCTCTGCTTGATTGCGTACACGAACTCGCGTGCTTTAACAAGGGTCTTCGAGACCACAATAATGCGGACGTTCGGATTGAGAGCGATGCGATAAGTTGCGTAGTTAACCGTAATGACGGTTGATTTGGCGTGCTCAGGGGGAACGTTTAGAAGTAGGCGGTTCCGATTGCCTGGCTCGTAAATCATATTGGGGTGCAGCCACGAAGGCTCGCGTCCCTCTAACAGGTCAATCCAATCCATATGATGTGGAAAAACCCGCTGGTCCAAAAACATCTCAGAGAACTGAGGAAAAGTAATATCTTCACGGGCTACGCCCATGGCTTTTAATGAACGCTCTTTAGCGTTTTCCTTTGCCTCGACAAGGGCGGTAGCAAAGGCTGGGTCTCTTAAACACCAGATACGAACAGTGTCTGGCTTTTTGCCATTTTGTTCCATAGCCCTATGTACCGACATACCTTCAGATACCAGTGCCAAAACTTTGGCTTTAGCCTCTGCTGCCATAGCGGTACGGGGGTTATTAGTCTTTTGAAAAGTCACGTAACTGTCCCATCTGCATATAGTACAGACCAGTTAGTAACGGATAGTAGATACAGTCTGTAACGCAAGTTCCTGAAGAACTTGCTTAGGTAGTAAAAGAAATAGTCTCTATATAGTATTAACCCGTTCAAACAGCCATTCCGAACGGTCCAAAGGCAAAAATCTTTTTACTTAATTAAAACAATTAAGTAACAGCCTAAACAGGGCATAGGGGACTGTACGGGAAAATCTTTATGGGAGATACAGTATATCTTACAGCCGTAGTTTAATCACTCTAGGGTCAGAAACAGACTACAGGTAGACAGATACAGGTTGACCTGTACTGTACAGGCTGAGTGTAGACAGAGACTAGTCTGCGGCTCGATAGACAGGACTACCTCGCCCCTGTTTTATTAAACTGAAATAGTTACAGCCCTGGCGATGGCTGGCAAACCCTCACCTCTGCTACCGTAGCCAAGGGTCGCACCGAAGGCTGTCCGCCCGCGCAAGCGCGGTCTCGCCTGTCGCAATCGAAGGCATAGCCTTATGGTCTATTGCCTTCTCATGCTGACATGCACTCAGCCCTCATCTCTCGCCAGTCTGTCGGCGCGTCCAAGGCCGCGCTACGCCATCCTCAGGCTCGTGCTCCTGCGGTGCCTTCATCATACTCCGTCGTCAAATCGTTCCCTGCTCTGCCTATTCAGCAGAGCAAAGCGGTCACGATTGCTCTCAGCGTGGTAAACCACGCTTCTGGCCTGTCTGAAGCGCCCACAAGTGTGCGCCTGCTCGCAGGCTCGCAGTCCAGCCATGCCCCGCATCCAGCGCAATTGCGCTGTCTGAATGACTTAGGAGTATTTCTTGCGGCGTTTCCACAACGGGTGGAGACGGAAAAGAAAGGAACGACAATGCACACAATAAGAAACATAGTGCTACAAGACACACAATGCCAATGGTGTGGCGACTATGCGGTTATCGAGTGCACAACATGTGACCACATGGAATGTGACACATGCGGTGCAGGCGGATACTGCGACTGTATAGGAGGACAAACAAATGAGTGACGAACTAACTATCTCCAACCCATGCTACCAGTGCATGATTCAGATGGAACTATGTGTGGACTGCCAAGACCTACGCGACTCACGGGCGACTAACATCGCCCATGAGATAGTAGATGAGGCAAACCTCATCTACCCTGCACAATGGCACAGTGTAACTGAGCCATCAGGACATGATTGGGTTAGCCCTACTACACGCGTAGAACCGTACTTCGTATACGCTACCCAAACCTGGGAAGATACCCGTGACGAGTTCCTAGAACCTATCACCAACCTATCCGATAGGTTTTTTGAACTGGTTGTGGACTTAGGTCCACATGAGATGGTCTGTCAAGACTGTCGAATGGTATGCAACAAGCACGCTGTATGTCCAAGTTGTAACTAATGCAAGGCAGACCTGCTCTGAACAAGTGCAGGAGCAGGTCTGCACAACAACACTACCAACAGAAAAGGAAATAACATGAACACAGTCACATTCAAGAACAGCGTTATCAAGAATGTTGTTGACCGCAACGGATTCTACACAGCATCCATCAACGACTACGAACAACTACCAACAGGGCGCATGATTTGCTCTGACTCCACTCGAGTGGTTATCTTCGATGAGAATGTAATCGCACAACTTCGAGCACTCAACTGGCTTGAAGACCAGACAGCGTTTATCAACGCTGAAGGGATTGGCAATACACGATGGGACCGTCGTCCCAACATTGACAACAAGGACAGAAAGCCTGGTCTCAAGCAGGTAGTCCTTACCTCAGTATCGCAAGCATAAACAAAGAGGGGTGGGTGGGGGCTTAGGCTCTCACTCACCTCTCCCCTTTTTTCCTCGGCCCCAGGTAGTTAACACGGATAACTACAAGTCCATTATATAATATGAAAGGTAACAGAATGTTATTAGATTCCATGACTATGCTTGCACTACTGATAGCGTTGACTACAAGTATTGCAGTTGTTACACTAGCAATTAGACAGAACATGCTACTTACTAAAGAGAATATAGAACTGCGCCGTGCGCTAAGGATAGCCAAGAAAGCCCGCAGCGTAGACTATTACATGGACCCAGACATAGCAAAGGAAGACTTATGGTCAAAGAGTTCATAACAAAAGCACACTATCCAATACAAAGTAAATACAAAATAGATGAATGTCATGCATGTGGCATGGACATTCTTGTAGATAGAGATAAGACAGCGCCCAGAAACTATTGCAGTCCATGTGCATGGACGAAGTTAGGAGAAACAAACTATGTCGTACACAGTGAATGAGATAGCGGAGTTAAACGAGTCCATTGATACAGCAATAACATCAATCAAGAAAGCCAACGCTATCCTCGAAGAGATGATGGCGACTGGCAGGATATACGTAGAGGAGGAGTAATGATAGCCCCTGCATATGGAGTATTAGTAGCCCAAACAAACTTATGGAGAAATGTAAAATACTACGCACTTGACCAAGACTTTAGTGAGTATGTAATGGAACAAGGTATCCAAGAACAGAATGAACTATGGGGATTCCTTAAAGATTATATTAAGGAGGAGTGTGAATGACAGGCCCATACGTACCACCATACTGTGAAGTATGCGAGCAATATAACTTTACATGTGATGACTGCGGACTATGCAAAGAGTGTGACGATTGTGAGGAAAATAATGAGTGACTTAAACCCTGAACACTTAGATGTAATGACAACACTCAAGATAGTAAGGTTGGTTGCAGGATACACACTTGCAGATGTAGAACGCGTAAGCAATGGCGAGTTTACTGTCGCAGCATTGGGTAGTTATGAGCGTAACCATAGAAGTATAACAGTTAAAAGACTGTTGAAATTGTGTGAGGTATACGGCATATCAATTTATTCAGTTATCAGACATAGTATGTATGGAGACCAGATGCATGTAATGAAAGGAAAAAAAGATGGGCTACGAACCACCGCTTGAAGATGACATAGCACTAGACAAAGATGTGGAAGATGACAGTGATATCTACACAGAACCAGACAGGATGTGGGGAGATGAATGATGATGCAAGATGCAGCCAATGCGGCACACTATGCGATGTTTGCAACACAGAAGATGATGATGAATGACATATCAATCCTCCCTCTCACACCATTACAGTCCTGGCTCTTCATCATTACAGTTTTCTATATCCTCTACAGATGGGTTGTTAGATGAAAAAACTATTCGCCTTGCTTACAGCATGGTATCTAGTGTTCTGGTCAATGCTGCCAGGGCACACGCCAGTAGCACAAGCACAACCACACACAGAAGCCAAACCTACAGAGATGAGCGAGTTCCATTGGACTCCCCGCGCTCTGAAGTTATATGCAAAACAGTTTATGCGAATGGCCTATCCCGAGTGGAACTTGTCTGAGCATCGTGCTCTAATGAAACTCTGGGGCAAAGAGTCAGCATGGAATCACAAAGCACAGAACCCAAACAGTTCTGCATTTGGTGTACCACAACTATTAAAACTTGACCCCGATACCCCAGCCCCGCTTCAGATTGAGCGGGGGCTGGGCTACATAATGCATAGATATGACAGACCATCAGTTGCATGGAGACATTGGAGAGAACATGGCTGGTACTAAGGAGAAACAAATGACAGTAGGAATAGCAGAACTAACAGAGGTAAAAGAGTTAGCCAGAAAACTTTATGATGATGAGTTCGGTCCCTTTTATTTACTTGGCTACCTATGGGCAATGCTCACCCAAGAGCAACAACAAGATGTGTTGGAATCCTTCCAGCGCTATACAAAAGAAAAGGAAAACAAATGACAATAACACTAGAGCAAGTTCAAGAGTTCTATTCAGAACTGCTTGATGAGAACGGCACAGAAGAACAACTATTAGAGCAACGTGTACGCCTAACTAATAGCATCTACTCACAGGTTGATTCAGGTTTAGAACCAGATGAACAACACATTGCAGAGATGGCAGCAGCACTACAGAAAGACATTCAGTTGCGTGACTTTATGTTAGGTCTACCATCAGAGCGTCCAATGGAATCAGTTATCAATTATCTTACATGCTTTATTAACTCAGTGCCAGATGAGTTCATTGCACCAGTTGCAAGCATCCTTGCTAGCAACATCTACTCAATAGAAAATACTGATGAGGCTAAGGTTGTACTTGCTAGAGCATTACAAAGTAATCCAAGTTACTCACTAGCAAACCTACTTAACAGAGTCTTTACTTCAGGCTGGCCTTCGGCTGCGTTTGTTGCTATGACATACGAACTGCACCCAAAGGTCAAGGCAGGGATGGGTATCTAATCATGGGATTAGATATGTATCTCTATGCTCGCAAGAGCATTGCATCTATTGAGTGGGAACCAGAGACACACAATAAGAAACTTAATGCTGACTATACAATCCTTGCCTCTCTTGTAGGGGCTACTAATTGGATGTATAACCCAGATGATTTAGCCTTTGCATCTGTGTCTATCCAAGTTGGATACTGGCGCAAGGTTAATGCTATCCACAACTGGTTTATTCAAGAACTAGCAGATGGAGAAGACAACTGTCAGCCAATCTATGTACCACGTAGTTCTTTAATTGATTTAAAAATACTATGCAATGAGGTACTAGCAGATGGCAGTAAAGAACGAGCACATGAACTACTGCCAACAGGCTCTGGCTTCTTCTTTGGCAGCACAGAATATGACGAATGGTATTTTCATGGTCTTGAAAACACCGTGAAAATAGTAAGTAAACTCATTGAAGATGTACCCGAAGGATGGGCCTTCGAGTATCAGGCTTCATGGTAAAGAAAGGGACATATGACTACAGCAGATGTAGTAGAAAAGAAAAACCGTTCAGCCTGGATTAAAGCAGGCGTAGCGGTAGAAGCAACCAGCGCAGCACAAGTAGCACAGCAAGCAGGACTTAACTGGACTGTTGGATTATCTGAGATGCACACCTCTGACTTCTTGCATGTACCAAAGAAGCAAGCAGTGGTAAAAACACATCAAGGAAAAGAATCAGTCATTGGTGTAGTGGGTAGCAAGTACAAAGTCTTTCAGAACTCTGAAGTCTTTGGCTCACTAGATGGATTGATTGATTCAGGAGAGGCTCGCTATGCAGCAGCAGGTGAGTATGATGGCGGAGCAAAAGTATGGATGCTCATGTCATTACCAAAAGAAATGGAAATCAAAGGCGACCCGCATGCTGCCTTCTTGCTAGCCAAGACCAGCCATGATGGTTCATCATCAGTAGTACTACGTCCTATCATTGAGCGATTGTTTTGTGCTAATCAAATCAATCGTATCTTTAGAAGCAAGAGCCAAGCACATACATATACGCTGCGTCATACACAAAACGCAGTGCTATCAGTATCTGATATGCGAAATCTTCTTGACCTAACCTACTCAAGCATTGATATGTATAGCGACCTGGCTAACCATCTCATGCAACGTGAGTCAGACATCAACAGAGCAACAGCCTACTTCAAAAAAGTATGGGCATTGCCAACCAAGATAGAGAACGCACCGCTGCACCTACTATCTAAGGGTGAAAAGAACGCTAAGTCCCGTGCTCTCAATGCACGGCAGAAGGCGTTTGCTATCTACTCAGATAGCCCAACGCAAGAGAACATTCGCAACACAGAGTTTGGTTTGTGGCAAGCAGTTGTAGAATATGCTGACCATTACTCTCAAAAAGATGCTAGTATTGCTACCCTAGCAGGGCGCAATGATGGCATCAAACTTCGAGCACTAGAACTACTATCAATCTAAGGAGAATCGTGTACCTAAATCCAATCACAGTAGACGCAGTAACCTACAACTTCACAGAAGAATCACTCAAAGAACTAATCAAGAGTGAGGCTACATTAAAGTTGCGACTTGAATCAGTCCAACTTGAAGCACAAGAAGCATACAGAAAGGTTATCTCCACCCGTAGCAAGGTGTATGATTTCTTTTCAGAAGCATTTGATGATGGTTCAGATGAAGCAACAGTTAATCGTGACGACGTTAACGAATTGCTTGAAGCAATCGGTTCAGATGTACTCACTACAACCTGGTCAGCAACTGTAGAAATTACAGTTACTGTTACTGGTATCAAGGCTACCTCCCCTGAGGAAGTTGAAGATATCATTACGGACAACATCGAAGTCAGCGGCTACGACTTAGAGTTGCACGACCCAGATGTACGAGTGCAAGACATCGAGCGCGAGTAACCAACATCAGCAGCGCTATCTAACACATAGGAGTTTGTTCATTTCTACTATGTGTTAGACTTGGGGATGGGTGGTCCCGCCATCTGCGAAACACGGGACACTAAACAAGGAGACAAATGCCAACAGAAATAGTAAGAGATAGATACGGTAGACCAATGGTTGTACCGCCAAAGGGTGGCGCTCCAGTTGCATACACCCGCGCCACTACAATAGCCAATAGTCTTGATGATGCGTCAGCATTGACGGCATGGAAGATGAGGATGGCTGCAATAGGTTTAACAAGCAGACCAGACCTGCTACTAGCAATAGGTGTAGCAGCAGAAGATAACAAGTTAGTTAATGCATACATCGAAGAAGCAATGGATGCAGCAGGTGCAAGTAAAGCAGCAACAATAGGCACAGCCATACACGCACTAACAGAAAAGTTAGATTTAGGATTAGACTTAGGTCCAGTACCAGAACAATGGATGCCAGACATCAAAGCCTACGAACAGGCAACCAGTATATTAACTAACCTATTCATTGAACAGTTCACAGTTCTTGATAAGTTTAAGATTGCTGGCACACCAGATAGAGTTGTTGAGTACAAGGGTGAGCGATTCATTGCTGACCTTAAGACAGGTCGCATCGACCATCCAAATAATATATCAATGCAGTTGGCTATCTATGCCAACGGCTTGCCGTATATGGTGGACACGGCAAGCCGTGGCACATGGGGCGACATCAACAAAGAAAAAGCAATTATAATTCATGCCCCAGCAGGGACAGGAACATGCAAACTAGTATGGGTTGACATCAAAGAAGGATGGAAAGGTGTACAGTTTGCAATGAAAGTAAGACAGTGGCGTGACCAGAAGGGTCTAGCCACTCCATTTGAGCAAGGAGAAGATAGTGCCTAGCACCGAAGCACCAATCAGTATCACAGTAAAGACACCAGCAGGTAGTCTTGTAACAGTCCGCGCAGAAAGCGGAGATGAACTAGACAACATCATTGCACTATCAGTGCATGCAATCGCATCAGCAGCACAGGAACTAGAGTCAGCAGTACGCGGTACTCCAGCCCCATCAGTTACATCAGTTGCTCAAGCATTTGGTGGCAACATCATTGAAACAGGAGCACCAGTTCCTGCACAAGATTACACACAACCAGCACCAACTCAAATCATTGGTGGGCGTAATTGTCCACACGGTAAGATGACAGCGATTCAAGGCATGGGTAAGGATGGAAAACCTTACAAGGGTTGGTTCTGTCCAGCACCTAAGGGTGCTTTCGACAAGTGTAAGAACCAATACGTAACAGTTCAGTCACCTGAATGGAACACCTTTGTTCCAGAACAGATTAAGTGAAGACCCTCAAACGCTCTATAAATAAAGCAGAGGTGGGTGGCGAACCGTTGCCACCTGCCTTTGCTGCATTTGAAAGGGCTGGTATTATTCTGCGTCGAGCAGAAGTAACTGTAATCGCTGGCACTCCAGGTGCAGGCAAGTCATCAGTTGCATTGTCTATTGCTGCAAAAACAAAACATCCGACACTTTACTTTTCAGCAGATACCAATGCACACACAATGGCTATGCGCTTGATTGCCATGACTGGCAAGATGACACAGACAGCAGCAGAAAGTTTGCTAAAGAATAACCCAGACAAGTCACATGAAATACTGCAACTCAACAATCATTTGTTCTGGTCATTTGAATCTAGCCCCACACTCAAAGACTTAGATGATGAAGTCTCAGCCTTTGAAACTGTATGGGGTAAGAGTCCTACCTTGATTGTGGTAGACAACCTAATGGATGTAGCAATGGATGGGTACGATGAGTTCGGTGCAATGCGTGCCGTTATGAAAGAACTTAAGTACCTAGCCAGAGATACCAACGCAGCAGTGTTGGTGCTACACCATACTAAAGAAGGCTTTGATGGCTATCCTTGTCAGCCGCGTAGCGCAGTACAGGGCATGGTCAATCAGATACCAGCAATGGTACTTACAATAGGACAGATGAAACAGGGAGACGAAACATTCTTATGCGTAGCCCCAGTTAAAAACAGATACGGACGGGCTGACCAGACAGGAAGTAACTATGTTACTCTGTCATTTAATCCTGAGTCTATGTACTTAGAAGATGTAGCAGTTAGATACCAACAAGAGGAGGTAGTGTAATGCCAAAGTATAGAGTTACATACTCACAATATAAAGTAAAAGTTATTCGTGCATCATCATTAAAGATAGCAGAAGAACGTGCAAAGAAAGCAGAGACAGGTAGATGGGAACTAACGGAAGTTAGGGACGAGCCACAAGAATGAGTACAGCAGCCAAGCGTAAAGGCAGCAAGGCAGAAGCAGATGCTGTTAAGTGGTTAAAGGTTAATGGCTTTCCATATGCAGACCGCAGAATCGCAGGAGCACAACTAGACAAAGGTGATATCAGCGGTGTGAATGGAGTGACCATCGAGGTTAAAGACCACGTCCGCATGGACTTGAGCGCTTGGGTCAAAGAGTTAGAAGTAGAAATAAAGAATGATAACGCATGGACTGGGACAGTTCTACACAAACGGAAAGGTAAGTCAGATGTTGGCGAGTGGTATTGCACAATGCCAGCCAGCATTTGGCTTGCCCTAATCAGAAAGGCAATGGGTGAAACATAGTATCGCGGACTACTTAAGATATGTAGGCGCAGCCGTGCCTGCTGAGGGACACGGCTGGCGCAAAATTAAGTGTCCATTTCATGCGGACAGTCATGCATCAGCAGGTATTAACTTTGAAGAAAACAGATTCAAATGCCACGGATGTGGTGTTGGTGGAGATGTATACGATTTAATTATGCACAGAGAAGGAGGTAACTACAGTGAGGCTGTCAAGTTCGCACAGACAATTTCTCTTACAGGCGACGCACCAGTACGCAAAACAGATTCATCTAGCAACAGAGTATCTAGCAACACGCAATCTCTCGGTCGACGAGGCGCAACGCTTTCATCTTGGAGTGGTAAAGGACGCTCTTCCAGGTCATGAACAGTACACAGGCAGGCTAGCAATACCCTACATAACACCATCGGGTGTAGTTGATATTAGATTCAGAGCGATAGGTAATGCTGACCCAAAGTATATGGGTATGCCAGGTGCTAAGACCAGCATGTTCAATGCACAAGTAGTTCTTACTGCATCAGATTATATCTGTGTGACAGAAGGAGAGATAGATTGCATTACAGTTAGTGTCAAGACTAACCATCCAGCCGTAGGTATTCCAGGGGCCAACAATTGGAAACCGTTTTACTCTAAGATATTAGATGATTTTGATACAGTAATTGTATTAGCAGATGGTGATACAGCAGGTATGGATTTTGGCAAGAAGGTTAGCCGAGAGTTAAGTAATGTTAATATAGTACAGATGCCAGAAGGGCATGATGTAAACAGCATAGTAATGCTAGAGGGGGCAGAGTTTATTAATGAGCGAATCCGAAAATGCATTTCTTAATAACGGTGAAGATGTATGGGAGTTCATCAAGGAACATCCTAGATACATAGGCATACCAATCTCCAACAGCAAAGGATTAGATATCCTTAATGCGTTAAGAGATGTATGGATAGCAAACAAAGTAGACCACGATAAAGCAAACAGCATGCTAACTATGCTGGCAGCCGTGCTAGTATCGTCAGAGGCAGGGCATGGAGATGAGATTGTAGAAGAAGTGTTAGTGCAAGAAGCAATGATGGACTTTGAAGAACAGGCTAAGGAGATACTAAATGAAAGACCTGAATAATTTTGAAGATATATTAAATGAACTGCGTATAATTATGGTGCGTAAGCATCAAGACTACGGCCCATTTAACATAGCCAATGCTCCAGGTGGTGCAATGAATGGACTGCTTGTGCGTATGCACGACAAGATGGCACGATTAGAAAACCTTTACTACAAAAGTAGCGACACGCCCAACTATGAAAGTATTGAAGATACCTTTATTGACCTAGCAAACTATGCAATAATCGGACTATTGGTGCAAAGGCGACAATGGGAAGGCGTAGCAGAGGGATAACGTGGACTACTTAGAAGAGTATGAGCAGATGGTTGTGGCTGTTGCTGCCGAATACCAGCGCAAATACCCAATGACTGACCAGCAAGACATACAGCAGGTGCTGTGGATATGGTTCGTTAGTCACCCAGTTAAGTACAAAGAGTGGTCAGCACTGCCAAGAAAAGACAAGGACAAACTCATAGCCAAGTCTCTTCGCAATAAAGCAATTACTTATTGTGAACGCGAAAAGGCACGGACGGTTGGCTATGAGTTGCTTGACCTTTACTACTACGATGCATCTGTTATAGAAGCGTTCTTACCATCAATCATTGCTGAGTCGTATGAGATTCCAACTAAGATTAAAGACCTTAACTTTAAGTTCAACAAGTCAGAGGCTGCCAATGATGGCAACAACTGGCTAGTGCTTAGGTCTGATATTGCAGCAGCATATTATAAACTGTCAGAAGCAAAACAGTTTATCCTTAAGGTTAGGTTCACAGTGGACAATCCTGAGTGGAGTGAGACAGCCAAAGAGTTGGACACAACACCAGATGGTGCACGAATGAAGGTCCAAAGAACTATTGCATCTCTAATTAGAAACCTAGGCGGATGGAAACCACAGCCTGATGATGATTTAGTAGAGGCAGATGATGACGAACGAGGAGAATAGTGTTGCTAAAGAAATCAGAGAGTTACTACACCCAACGGATTACACACACGCTATGGATTTGCGAGGAGAATCTATTGGAGATGTTTGCGTATGTGGAGGGGATGTATTTCATGCGCTTGTTGCATTTGACCAAGGTGAAATATGCTTTTATTTCCTTGATGGAGAGTGCGCTAACTGTGGGTCTATGGTCACACTCCCTCACCCAACGGGCCAGGAGTTTGACTAATGCCACTGTTTGATTTCAAATGTAATTGTTGCTCAGATGTAATTGAAGTAAGCGAAAATATACCGCCAGCCTGCACAACTTGTGGTGAAATCATGCAGCGTATATGGTCAGCACCAGCCATCAAGTTCAACGGCACAGGCTTCTACTCAACAGGAGGATAGATGGAATACCCAGATTGGCAAGGCACACCTAACTGCAGAAGTGTAGAGTCAGAGGAGTTCTTTGTACCAGATGGTAGTTCTACATATAGAGAAGTTAAGATGCTTAAGAAAATCTGTAGCAACTGTGAAGTTAAGAAGCAGTGCCTAGACTACTCACTTAAGAACGCAGTGTTTGGATTCTGGGGTGGTACTACAGAGTATGAACGTAAACTAATGAGAAACAAACTTAACATTACAGCCAAGCCACTATACTTAGGATACCCATGAGCAAACTATCAGACTTCGACTTAGACCTAGCAAAGGGACATGAAGGAGAAGGATTAGTAGAACAACTACTAACAGGTGGCAAAACAGTAGAAGTAAAGACAGATTTGAAATGGAAAGATACTGGCAACCTATACATCGAAACAGTTTGCTGGTCGCACAACAATGAGAATTGGTATCTATCAGGGCTATCTAGTACTAAGGCAGAATACTGGGCTTTCGTATTAGAAGGGGCAACCCTGCTAGTACCAACGGAGATACTCAAGCAGGTAGTAACGGTTCGGGGAAGAGCCATTACTTGCAACATACCTCCGAACCCTAGTAAGGGCTACCTTATTAAGGTTGAAGACATACTTTCTGCCCTGCAGAAATAGAAAAAACCCCCCGCGCTGGTAGGGGAAACCAGAACGGGGGGTTTACTGTCTCTATGGGGCTGCTAAGCCCCTTAAATGGGTACTACTTTGAACCGCGACCAAACTCTGTAGCAGAGTTATCTAGCCACTTAAGTAATGGACCAGCAAAGCCAGCCATTCCTGCCATTGCTAGTGTTTTAAGGTCCGTCTCGCCAACAAGATACAGGGCTACAACAGCGGACGCTGCAGCACGGAACCAAGTAAGTGACAGTTGTTTGAATTGCTCCATTATTCCTCCTAGGGGATTAGGATTTTGTACTGTGCAATTTGCAGCAAGTACAAACTTGTTTTGTATATGCTTTCTTAGCAGGTACTGGTGTTACTTTAGCAATAACTTGACTAATAATCTTTGGTTGGTTCAACCACCAAAACCATGGAGAAGTATCGGCAGAGCAAGCAGCATCAATAGAAATATGTAGATGCTTGTTATGAGGATTACTCCCAGTGTACTGTCTGTTTCCTTGTTTAGCCTTTTCTTTAGACCATATCTTGCCTTTGAAGATGAGGTAAGTAACCCGCTTATCTTCTTTAAGTTTTTCAAAAATGTCAGCACAATCAATTCCATTCTTAGGGTCATGTGTTAAGTCAACTGCAAGTCCAGTGTTATGGTCGCTGGTTGGACTCTGTTTGAGATGAGCATTCGACGGCAGAAGCCCATCGGATGCTTTCATACGAGATGGCGCTATCGCTGTGGCTTGTCGAAGGACAGCAATAGCGGCAGGTGTGGCTCTCTTGACAACATTCTTCATTCATTCTTCCCTCTTTGTAACATCATTTGGTAGAGAACTTCTACTTTTGTTTCTAATCTAGTAACAGAATCTTTGACACTTGAACCACCGTTAGGCTTGAGTTCATTAAGATAGTGCTTAACCATCCAGCGTACCGCTGCAGCAAAGCCACCTATAATTGTCATTACAGCAACAGCAACGGTTGCATAGTCTTGTGCTTGCATTACACAGTCCTTATCGTGATATCAATGATGCCACCATAACCATTAAAGCCACGGTCTGGTGGAGTCAAACGGGTGAATGAGATTTGTTCAATGAGTGCCTGGCGTGACTCACCTGTGGTTAAGTCTTGCCATGTAACAACATCACCGTTTTGTTCGACAGATTCTAGTTGTGTGATTCTGTCAAATGCTCGTCCGTCATATCCCGTTAGCACATTATACTTGTCTGTTTCTACATCATAACAATAGACAGGAAACTTTATAACTCTTTGTCGTGGTGTAGCAATGTAAGCCTTTGCCTGATAGCCCTTCATAATAGGACCTTTAGTTGCATCAGTACCATCACGAAACAATAGAAACTTGTAGGCTAAATACTCCTGTGCTTCCTGTGGATTAGATGTAGTTACTTCAACTGGCGGTACAGATGCAGAGTAAGCAACAACATCATACTCAGTACCATCAGCAGTAACTGTTTCTAAAGTCATAGACCCATATTCAAACTCTCCACGTGCAATAAGACGCTTAAAGTTTTTAGGTTCTAGTGTGTTATATCTAATGTAGCCTGTAGTTAGGTAGCCATTGGTTACTAATTCTGTGGCTGATTCTAAATAGATTGCACCATCTGTTGTCTTAAATGCTGTAGTAAAAGCAAGGCGGTTAGTAGTGCCAAGAAAGGCTACTGCTGTTGTAAAATGTTCTGCATTTTGCTGTATTTGTAAGTCATTTGCGTAAGCAAAGCGTAATGGTTCTACTTCTGTTCCTAAATCAAGGCGGATAAGTCCGCCATCTAAAACACCTATGCCTGATGCTGCCCAAACAAATCTATCTCTGCCAGCAAAGTCATATACTGGTTGAGATGTTTCAACAATCAAAGGGCCATAGTTAAGAGAACCATCTTGGTCTGAGACTGTTGCAACTCGAATACCCTTATTGGTTCCGATGCACATATAACCCAAGTAGTAATACAATTTTGTTACAATTTCACCAGCAGGTAGTTCTGTTGCAACTATTGCAGATGTAAGAGTAGGCATTACACCAGTGGTATTTAATGTATACTTTTGAATAGTAGAATAAATACCAGAATGTCCAGCAGTATAAATAGCAGGACCAGAAGCAGCAATAGATGTATAAATATAATTAGTATTAGGATTTGTATATACTGGTGTAGGTAATGCCGATGCTACAGTAGATACTTCATAAACAGAGTTATTAACACACAAAACAATGCGGTCTTTGATAAACTCCATTTCAGCATGCTCAATAACAACTCCAGTAGCAGTAAACATTGGTGATGGGATGCTTGTTGTAGCATCAGTTAATGCTTTTTTATACATATGCAGTTTGTTTGCACCACCTGCAGTAGCATTTGATACCCAATAAGCAAAGATACCATCATCACAAATAGCACGGACTGGTTCTGCACTACCAGTATTGTAATCAATAAAGTGTGTAACAGTTCCGTCAGCAGCAATTTTATCTACATCATACTCATCATGAAGCAGTACACCATTAGTTCCACTCCATTGAATAGAACGTAAGTGTTGATTTCTAAGTTCATAATTTGTACCTGCAACTGGTCCAGTAATTTCATGTGTATCAACTACACTTTTAAGTAAAGTTACTTCCCCTTGCTCAAATACATTTACCCCTTGACTATCTGCAAAGCGGTATTGTGCTGGAGAACTAGATGCTGATTGGGCTGGGTCAAAAAATGTTATGCCATCCCCACCATGAAAGGACATCTGACTACGAATCCACCAGCCAGTGAGCGACTGCTCACCTGGCTCTGTTTGATTATCAAATTGTTCTTTACGGAAAGGTGCAGTTTGGCGGATGTATGGACGAGCATCACTAATAGCGTAGATAAACGGCATACCACCAATAGCAACATCATAGGCTATGTCTGTGTTCTGCCAAATAGCAGAGGTGGCAACGACACCAACATCAACAGCAATGGCTCTCGATGCACGACCTTCGGTAATATCACGATTAGCCACTTAGACTCCTAGTCTTGTTTGTTTTTTATTTGTTCTTTAATGTGCTGCATACTCCAGTACATAGCATAATAATCCATGTCTAGTGAAAATCTTTTAATGTGCTTTACTAATGCACCAGTGTGTGCGTGTAATGGAATACCTGACTGTTGCATCTTACGGAAGAAGACAATGTCTTCACCTACATACTTATCGCCAACATTTTCTTGCTCGGCAAACATAGACTGATTAGGAAATTTCTCACGCATCTTAGGAATAATTGACTTGTGCATAAGAACAAAACCAAAGCCTGCACTGTCTACCTTAATGAGTTCGTTATCTGGTAGTGGATGTACATGTTGGATACTAAACTCATCTACATCATAGAACAATGCAGGGTATGGCTTAGCCAATGTGCCTTCATTTTCTTTAGAAATAAAATAAGTACCGCTAACTACTGGTCGGTTAATCTTGTCGGCAGCATCCCATAGTTTGGCAACTACTTCCATGCTAACTACAATGTCTGAGTCAATCCATAGTAGCCAGTCGCTTTTAATTTGGTCAGCCCAATAGTCAAACAAAACCTGACGTTGTCTGCCAATTTGATTACCCTGCACTCGCATACTGTGAGTTAGTTCGATGCCGTTGTTAGCACACTGTAGTGCTACGCTAACGACACCTTCTGTGAACTTACCATCAGTGTTACCGTTATCACACCAGCCTATTGCTAGTGTTCCTTTATTTACTTTAGTCATTGCGTCCCCTATAGTAGATTAACTAAGGAGCGTGTTCGCCCCTGTGATAACTGTGTGTAAATCTGTGTTGTAGCCACACTTGTGTGGCGCATAAGTTCTTTAACAGCAATCAAATCTCCGCCTGATTTCTCAAGCATCGTCGTTGCAAAGTAATGTCTAAGGCTGTGGAAATGCTTAGCGTCTGGTCCAAGGATGCGACGCATCTCATTGGCTGCTCTACTAGATAACTTATTAGGCGTTACCTGCCATAGTCTGCCAAGAGTTCCGTATGACCTAACCATATCTGAGACTATTGGAGATACTGGAACTATTAAGTCTGTCCCACCTTTGCCCTGTACTCGTAGAGAGTACCCATCCTCGTGCTCTATTAGGTCTGAGCCTTTGATGTTGGCTACTTCCATAGCACGAAGTCCTGCTGTGCCACCCAAGATAAACCAGTTGCGTAGCGTTGGGTTCTTAGCCTCAGCCAGCAGTTTCTGATACTCACCCTTGGTTACAGGCTTAGGCACACCACGCCCTGGCTTGACCTGTGGCAGTTGTTCAGCAGGGTTGTTACCATCTACCAACCCCATCTTATTCAGGGACTTGTAGATGCTTCTAAGCCTTGCTACATAAGTAGCCTTGGTAGACTGTTTGGTAGCCTGGAGTATCACCCGCTCTAGGTCCTCGTAAGTAGCCAGAGCAGGGTGAACACCCAGCCGTCTAATAATCTGCATATCCTGCTTAAACAATTGCTCAGAGAACCCTGAGGTTCTATATCTGTTATGTAGTTGGTCTGCTATCTGTTCCATAGGTATGATTTCCATACCCATAGCCTAGCACACTACGACAGGTTCGGTGTGGATTGTTCCGCTTTGTCTTTGTTGAGATAGGCAAGGTACATAGGATTTTCCTCTGTCATAGGCACTTGCCATACATCATCAACCAATAGGTATTGCCATTCCACACCTTCTGGAGATACTGCGTCAATTATTTTATAGTTCATTATCTACCACCCAATGTCCGTTTAATGTTGTTACTACCCAATTTGCACCGGTCGTACCATAGGCTCTAAATGTTCTTTCGCTTTTTAAGTCAATAGTCATAGCAACATTGCCAGATGCACCTGAACGGGCATAAGCCCAATTGCTGGCTGTTCCGCCTGTTGTGTAGATAGCCACGGAATAGGAGACATTTCTTTTTGCGACTTGCATTGGGATTGTAACTACTGAAGTGCCAGACCCGTCTGATGACCCATAATCAATAAAAACGCCTTCAGATGTGCTTGTTGCTGGTGCCACGCCTTGAATGTAAGTCTTTTCGTAATACCTTTGACAAGCGGCTAACTCTCCTTGGATAGTTCCGCCAGCGCGTGTGAACAAAGTCCCAGTCTGCCCCGCCTCTAATTGCACACCAGTAACCTCAAACCAATCATTAGCCCCAGCAGTACCCACAAAAGCACCGCTTTGGATTGCTAGTGTCAATTCTGTAATGCTTGAAGCCAATACCGCTGAAGTTGTAAATGAGTATTTAGCCCAAGATGTTGTAATCGCTTGGCTTGTGCTGATTGGTGTGGTCTGTCCTGTGTAGCCTGTTGTATAAGGATTTTGGTCTGTGCCAGTACCTGCATACAAAACAACAGTAATGTTGCTAGATGCAACAGAATAGTTTGCACCAGCCTTTGCCCAAAATGAAACTGTTACATATTGACCTTGTAATGATGTTGCAACAGATGATTCAATAAGTTGAACCAGTTGAGTGCTTTGAGTGTTTGTATTACCACTATCACGCTGAATACGCTGAGAATAAGTAAAACCTGCTAAAGATGCGGTTTGACGGCTGGCTGTACGACCTGTAACCGCATTAGAGTAATAACACCAGCGGTCAGCAGCACCATAATTTATTGTTGTTGCAGGTAACGCATAAGAAGTGCCGCGCTGCCAAAAGTCCATACCGCCGTTAATTATGTAATTTTTACCAGCAGCCTGAGTGACTTGATAACGCAAGCCTGTTGTAGCGGAACTATCTGCTACAAGAGTTTCCCCATTGTTGCCCACGGCTACTCTAGCCTGGGTAGTGGAGTAACCGAATAAATCACCCTTTGCTGTTAACGGCGAATTAGCCGTTGTTGGAACTCTACCTGTA